TTATCTAGAATGATGCTATTTGTTCCAGCAACACCCACAACTCTTGCTCCAGGTGCGATTCCCGTTCCAGCAACTCTTTGATTTGTTGTGATGCCAGTTGGACTATCTACGTCTACTGTGAAATATCCTGTTGAACCAACACCAGTTGGACTATACTTCTTATCAAACAAAGTAACATAATTTTGTCCGATAGTTCCAGTTGTTTGAGTTTTTGCTACTGCAACTGCTGTAGAAACTGATGCTGCATCCTGAACACCATGAATTTCAACTGGCATATTATTTGCTCTTACCAAATAATAACCATATTGATTATTTGCAGCAGAAGTGAAGGTAAATGTCTGCTCGGGGTAAGATGCTGTGGTTGTTCCTCTACCAAACTCTAAAGATTGGTTTAGGAATGTTCCAGTATTTGGAACAGTTAGTACGATGGTGTTTCCGTCAATTGCTGCAACTGTAGCACGATTTCCTACACCACCACCACTTACATAATGCCCAACAGCAATATTAGTAGTAGAAGATACGGTGATTGTGTATTCATTTACCGTACCAGAAGCAGATGTTGTAACAATTGGAGTTGTTATTGTTCTTACATTCCATAAGTTACCATTCAAAAGAATTCCATACTGTCTAGAATAATCTTGGTCGAATCTATTATTAATTACTGATGGATATCCATTAGAAGGTGCAGTACCGTAACCAATGTTTCCAGAAGCATCATATGGTTCGTAGAACTTATTTTGAGCAGGAACGTCAGATTCTGCTGGAGTTGTATCGCTTGAATATAGTTTGAGAATTAAATTTCTTGGAATCTCATGATTGCTATTTACAAGATACCTTAAGGATTGAAGTTCTCCACAATCTGGTACTAATAGTGCCATCGATAATGTCTCCTAACTCGTTATTAATTACTGTATAAACTTATTTATATAATGCCAAAATCAAATTTTTAATTTCAAAAATACTGAGCATCTTTGAACACCAACACAACTCAAAACATTAAATCTTAAAACATCACCAAGTTCTAATGTCTTTGACCATGTAGTAAGATTATCGTCTTTGTTTTTGTTTTGATTATTTAGTATCGGAAATTCGTTACCTACAATTGAGGTGAAATTATTAGGAAAATTAACATAAGATGATTTTTCAATATCAAATGCTATTGTTCCTGTGGTTTCTGATAATATGGTCCAAGACTCTAAAGTTCCAGTAACATCTAAGGTTAAATATCCTTTGTTCCCTGGAGTAATATCTTGGGAACCATTATCTACCATAAAAACAATGGTTCTAGTTAAATCTGCTGTTGTTTGTAGTGCTACTCCAGAAAAATTTGTTCCTGCCAATGGTGGGGTAGTAAAAAAAATAGTACTTCCAGACACTTGGTAATCAATAACTGGTCTTAATATTGTTCCATTTATGGAAATAACCAACTGTTGCTCATTTGCTGGTACATACGGTTCTCCATTCACTGTCAAGAAAAAAGATGAAGTAGAACCATCAAATTGTGATGATATATTATCTAAAATTAAATTTGTATACTGAACACTTCTTAGTGGTGCTTCATAGTTTACCCCAATGTTAAACTGGTCTTCTGGGACCAAATTAACATTAAAATTTGGAGAGGATACTACTACATCGTAGTTGTTGCTCATATACTAACCCCAGGGGTAACTAAAAGACTTCCTTGAACAACTCTTGTATTATAATTTGATGGTGAAGTTATTACTACGTCATACACATATCTCCCACCCTCCATTAAAGAAGTTTCTGATTTTCCCATAGAAACCATTATTTTTCCCTGTGTTCTGTCGGGAAATGAGATGGTAAATGGATATGTTTTTGATGAATATGGACTTTTTTTAATATAACTTATTGCAGTATAATTGAATAGGTTCAACTTTGAACCATTCTCATTATAAATTGTAAAAGTGCTTTGAAAATCTGCACCTTGCTCTAAAACTAAATTTATAATCTTTGCAGACATTGCAAGAAGTTACTTTTTAGTTATTTATCTTTTCTATTAATAATTTTAGACAATCTTTTATTTCTTTGATGTCTGACTTTATATTGTCAATCTCTTGCTTCTCTTGCAGTTTTTTGTTCTTTATTTTCACGTACTCATTATATTCATGTTCATTGCAATTTAAAATTGCATTGGTCTCTTCATCTCTAAAGAGACCATTTGCATCTTTTATTGGAATCATAGTACTGCTATTGCTCTTAGGTCTTTTATTTTTGGAACAATTGATTGATTTGTTCCAGTCATGCTAATTTTTATTTGGAAACCATTAAATGGTGCTAAATCCTTAGCAGTATATTCATAACTTCTATACTCAGATTCTGAGGAAGATGGAAGTACATTTCTATCTGGAGTTCCATCATTATTTTTCAAGTCAATAACGTTTCCATTTAGATCTATATTTCTGAATCCAGGGAACAGTTCAAATAGTTGTTGGTCATCTGGGGTGTCGGATCTCAATAAACGATACATTACTATTATTTCATTTGATGCATCTCTAAATGCATCAAAATATACTTTTAAACTATCTGCTGGTTTTTCTAGTCTAATTACCTTAGATACGTAAATGGCAGAAGTAGGATCATCATATAGACTGTTTACTTTTGGATTGAGAATATAATTTGATATAGGTCTATCAAGTCTATTCATAGTTGTGATTATGTTTACCCTATCAAGATCTATAAGTGGAGAAACCTTGGTGTCACTAGTGGATAAAGACATTTCCATTACAAATGATTTATATCCAAGATAACTTTGCAAATTAGCAACTTCGTTTACTCTGGATGCAATAATTCTTGGACTATCAAAATAATTATTTGAATTTAATGATATTGATTCAAATTCCCTAGCAGTAAATGGAAGTTCAGAACCATTTACACTCTTTCCTGTAATTGTTCTTATTTTGGCATCTACGGAAGTAGTTTCTGGGAGAAGTGTTTGAATATTTGGTCTCAAACTATCAAATTGTATATTTTGTGATGCTTTTGGTCCAGATAAAGTATTTGCTCCTGATGAACTTACATTTAGGTCATAAGTTCCACCATTTTTTGTTTCATTAAAGTATAATTTTGGTGGACCAAATCTTCTATCTTTTCCATTTTCGTCAGTTCTAAGTTTGATGTGATAACTATCAATAGTAATTGGATAAGTATTCAAATCAACATCAGTAAATGAATGAGTTCTGTTTATTCTTCTCAACGATATTCCATTAAATTCATATTTGAATACAGGTGAACCTGCAACATGGTATGGAATTGTTGTTGAGTTAAAGACACCCGAAGTGTCAATATCAATACCTCTAGTTATTCCAGTAAGAATATTTGTTGATGAGTCATATCCAGTGTATCTGATAATTTCATTATTAACTTTAATATATCCAGGATTATCGGAAGAAACACCTACATTTTCAAAACTAGTGAAGATTCCAACCGAAGAAACTTGAATATTTCCAGTTGCTGCTTGATTATAGTCACTTACCAATTTCTGTGGTGAAACATCAGACTCTATTCCATAAATTGTGACCATATTAGAGTCTGAATACATTCCATGATTATTGTGATTTACTTTAAAATGTAAACCATCACTTAGTAATTCTGAATAATTAACTAACCCATTAGAAATAGTTGATATTCCATTGCTTGGATTTACATATGCAATTTCGTTTGCTACATTTGATGTGTTTATTTCATCTTGTACTTGGTCAACAATTAACGAATTGAAAGAAGAGATAATTCCAACAACATTTGGAATCGTTAATACTAGATTCTTTCCAAATCCTCCTGTTTCGGTACTAGAAATAGTTAATGTATCTCCAATTGCATATCCAGTTCCACCAATTGATATTGTTGCTGCAACAGCAACCCCCGATTCAACTGTTAAATTTACTTTAGCACCAGAACCTCTTCCACTTAAAGTTGTTAATGGAACATTCGCATAAGTGAAGTTTTGGGTATATCCGATTCCAGAATTTGTTATGCTCAGTGAGGATGATATTCCAATTGCTCCAACAATACTTGTCAATTTTCCAGAGAAATTTGGATAATTTGATTGTAGTATTGTTGTTCCTGGAACTAAATTTGATATGTCAAAACTTGTTAAAGTGCCAGAGAGACCTACTAAAATTTTCTTAGAATACGCAACAATTGGATTTGGTCTTAATGATGCAATCTGTCTATTTCCTACTCCTAAATCTGGATTATAGAATCGGAAACTTCCTGTTTCTGAAGTAAATTCTGCTCTATGCAAAATAAACTTTAAATCCTCTAGTTGTGATGGTTCCCAAGTTGCACCATTTTGAGATTTAAACAATGAACCAAGAGTTGGTTGCTGAGAAACAATTATTTTCTCTGCTTCTGGTTTATTGATTGTAGAAACATCAACCTCAGTCATTCTAGAAATCCAAACATTATATGAATTCGAGTTGGATATTAGAACAATCGCATAATCATTTCCTCCCTCCAAAAATACTGGTGCTGGGAAAGTGAAAGTTGTTGATACCGAAGCATCTTCAGAAACTTGAATTTGGTCGGGGTCTAAGACCACCTCACCAAATGGAAGTATTTCTTGAGATGGCAATCCAAGATATGATGTTCTCAATTGTAAAGTTATTGGAATATTTGCTTCATCTTTTGTTCTGAAGAACACTTCGCATTTTGTTATGAATATTCCATTATTTTCATTAACTTCAAATGTTTGTGCTAATGGGTCCACCCATCTTCTCTGTATTACTCTTGTTGAGATTACAGATCTATTTGTTAGTGTTGTATTTGCAACAAGTCTTTCTTCCGTTTCAGTTAATGTACGAGAATCTGTTCTAATATTTCTTTCAATATCTGCATTTCTGATTCTCAGAGTTAAAGATTCAACATTATCTACAGTTCCACTGGATGTAAAGTTTGCTTCTGCAATGCTATCGGTAGAACCACCGATTGTGGAATTTCTGGAACTAGTTGTTAATGTCAGAGTTTTTGTTCCAGATTCAAATGTTGGGTTTGAAGGAATAGTTGGATCTGGAATAAACAACGACCCAATAAAAGTACCAGAAGAATCGGTAACAAGTCTTATTTCAGTTACTGTTGCAACTGCATTACTTAATGAACCAACTAGTTGCATTGATGGTGCAACAGAACCAAAGAATCTAGAATCTGCTTGATTTTCTAAACTTGCTGTATCAACATTTAAAATAGTTGTAGTTGAAGAATATGAATTTGATATTGAACTTGTTGGGTTGTATGGATTTTCTTTATAGAATTCTGTTGGTTGATTATATGGACCATACTTATGATTTTGTTTTGCTAATCTAAATGTTATTGAACGATTTACTCCCGTAACTGGCATAAATCCGATAACAGTTTCACCCTCAATAAAAGTTCCACTTGTCATTCTAACTTCAAGAAGTTTTGGAACAACAAAGTTTGTCATGTCTCTGTTGTCAAAGAAAGCATAGAATCTTGTTGATGGTTTTAGTCTTCTTGCCAAGATTTCAATATTTCTTGACCTCATTAAAGTTAAAATTGCTCTTGAGACCACCCTATCTCCAAGACTCGTAGTATCAAATCTTTCACTTACTCCAAACTGTATTCCTTGTCTAGTCTGTTCAGTTGTAGTTGTTATAGTATTATTCCTAAACTGGGTTAAGGAATCTTGGAAAATGTCAGTAGTCGTTATAACATCACCAGAAGTTACAGTTGTTGAAGATAATAATGTTGTTGGATTTTGAATTTGAGTTATGACTGGACCTTCTATTGTTGAAGTACCCGTCCAGTTTGTTTCCCATGCATTCCAATTTATTGGGGATAATCCTGTGTTTGTATCAACACCAAGCATTTGAATTGCTGTGTTGTAATTTCCTTCAACATCCTGAGTTCTCTCTGTTCTTCTTGTTTCTATCCAGGTGTCAGTAGATGGATTTAGTTCAATAGTACCAATCCAGCTAGGGGTATTGAATGGATTTACATTTTCTGTTCTAGTAGCAAATTTATTTTCAACATATACAACATCAGTATAATCTAAGCAGACAATATCTCCGATACGTCTTACATTTTTAGAACCAAGATCATTTGCAAATCTCAAATCGATATTTGGATTTGAAGTTGTGCCAATGCCAATAATTGCCTCTGAACCTAGAATCAAATCAACGGAAGTGGTGTAATGCTGTGGTCTTAAAAGACCTAGTGCAGTATCTACACTTGCTTTATATGATTGATTTGAAATGTCTCCACCAGCATATGATTTAAAATTATCTACAAAGAATCCAGACTTAAATTTATCAAGACCAGTTTGTGGATCTCTAATTGATAGATTCTTTGTGTCAGTTTCTAATAGAGATAAAGAACTATAATATTCTACGTTAGATAGTCTATTTTCTAGTCTAGAGATATCTTTCATTGTATATCTCTTGTGATTAGATATAGAAACACGTACACTCTTCATATCATAAAGATATGGTGGATAATAGAATGTTGCTATTTCTAATGCAGAATCTAAATTATTTGGTGCCTTCGGTGAATTAGATGGAACTCCACTATTAATGACAAATGTTCCTTCTTTTGTTAAGAACAACTTATCAATTCTTGGAAGAAAATAATTATATGAAAGATTAATAGTTCTATCTTTTGTGAAAATATGATTTGAAGCATTAGCATTTAGTGAAAATGCTCTGGACAAGTATTCGAATGGAGATTTTACTGCAGTGGAAGGATTAAATTCAGATACCCTTGGTCTTAGATCTATAATATCAGTGTTTCTATTTCCATCAATTATTGGAATATCTTTACTATATCTGTCTCTATCAAAAGAATCTGCAGAAACAAAATCTCCATCATCTGATGAATTGATAGTATAATGATTGAATATTACTTTTATTTTTTTAGTTGGTGCAGAAACTTCTTTTTTTCTAATTATTCTGGAGTAATCATAATATTCTGGTCTTTGCCCATTATCTAAGATATAGTTATCCTTAATATTTTTATCCCCAACTGAAACTGCATTAACAGTTCCAGAAATATTAGTTTCTGCTGATTTTACCTGCTCTCCAAGAGAGAATCTATTTTCATTTAAGTATACGATTTCAATGCTGTTAACACCATCGTTAGAAACATATGCAGCCACTGCTCCACTTGTACTGCCTATTATTTTCTCACCTTTTATAAAATTATTTAAACTTGAATTTAATGATGTAAAATAAATTCTAGGTAAAGAAGGTTCTGAAGTAGTTGATGACTCATATATGCCAAGAATATTAACAACGTCAGGAACGTTTAGTGATATTGTCTTATCTTGAACTCTTAATCCATATGGTTTTCTATAGGTCAAACCATCATTAAAAGTCGTTCTTCCAATTCCAGATGCAATCAATGAAGACCCATCTACAACTAAGCTAGAGCATCTATTAAATAATTTCGTCTTTAATTTTGTATTTACTTTTTTATAGGTAACGGTTAATATTGCCTGGCCATTATTACTTAAATTGGTAAGACTTATTGTTCTTCCAGAAACGTATAATTTTTGATTATCTAGTGGTTCTATTTGTCCATTAGAAACATAAGAAAGACTATAATCTTCTTCGTCAAATGGTTCTAAAGTTAAATCTGTGTTTGTTTCTAAGTTTCCACTAAAAGAGTTTGATACAACTGTTATTAAATAAGATTTTCTTAATGATATACTAGATGAAGTTAAATCTAAATTGGAAATATTATTATTTCCCAATTTTGCGTATAAAAACGCATTAGAAGTGTTTAATACATCTAAGGTTATTTTTTTAAAGTCATTGGCAGTAATTAAAGATGATGGAAGGGTTCCATCAGAAACTCCAGGAACAGTATTTGTTGCTCTGAGTATCAATTTTTTCTCAGAAGTATTGATACTTATGACTTCATTATAAGTTGGTACAATGTTTCCTTGCTTTGTATAAGAAACAATATCACCAGTTTTTATACCAACATAAAAATTACTAGTTGATGTTGTGACGGTACTAATTCCAGAAGCACCATCAGTAATTGTATACTGAACTCCAGGCTCTGTTAGTGATATTTTCTTATTTAGGATTGGATCTGCAGTAAATGTACCAATTCCAGAGGTAGTACTTATGCCAACAAGTTGATGAACATCACTTAAGTTATAATCTCTAATTCTTGTTATTACTCTACCATCTTCTATTCCATCAATTATCAATCCCTCATCCCTTTTAAAGGAACCAGAAACCTGATAGAGTTTAACAATATTAGAATTAATTACATCAGAAACAACATAACCGCTGGATGAACTATTTTTTCCTTCAATGAATGTTGAAGCACTTAAAGTTATTGAAGCACTTAATTCTATAACTGTGTATGTTTGAATATCATAAAGAGAACAATCAAATTCACTTAATGTGTTTGCATATCCAGCATTTCTTAGCTTTAAGTCATAAATTCTTGCCACACCAATTTTTTCACCAGATGCTAAACCAGGAGTTTGAGTTCTTCCAGAATATAAAGATACTTGTGACGTGGACCCAAAACCAACTGGAAGAGAACCATATACATTATTGAGAACTATTTGTCTACCAACACTGAATGGTATAGATTGGTTTATTACTCTTTCAGTGGTTCTTGGTTTATCAAAGTCAACTATAGTTGTATCAATTGTTTCTATATCATATCCTCTTACAACTGCTTTTCCTGGAGAAATTAAAATACATCCTCTAGAATCACTAGGAACATTTCCTTGTTTTGTTTGTTGATTCTCTACAAATAATCCATTGTTTCCAATCTGGTCATTTAATGATTCTTTGAGTGAAATATTAAATGGTCTTACATAATAATCTCCAGACTCATCATAGGTCCTTCTTGCTAATTCGTCTTTGATTAAATCATAATTGGTTGTTTTTACAAATTTTTGAAGTACTCCTTTTTCAACACGAAGGAGTTCTACAAAATTTTCATCATTAAAATCACTTAATTCCTTTTTGACCAAACTTATATTTAATTTTAATCTATCTGCACCTGGAGCAGAGAAGTTAGAAAATCCCTGAGCATTATCAAATAAATCATTATATGAATTAGAAGCAACTGCTAATTCTTCATTTATTAATAATCCAACTCTATATGATGGGGAATTTGAATATTGATCTAAAATTACTGTTTGTGGTTCTACAGATACAAAAAATCCACGAATGAAGTATACACCAGCAGCTATTTTTGCTGCGGATCCAATTGCAGTTGAATTGGAAATAATTGAAGTGGCAAAAGAAGAACCAGATCTTATTGCCGAAATTCCATAAGTTATATCATTAACTGCTAATAAATTTTCCCCATCAACAAAAGTGTTTGTGGAGAAATTTGTGTCACTTGAACTTTGATATTTGATATAAAGCGTATAGTTGCTTCTATCTGAAGATAAATTTGAGATATAATTTTCAACTTTAGCTGTTACTCCACTAGTTTCACCTTTAATCAATTTACCAACAAGACTATCAATATACAAAGATACTGGTATCCCAAGATGTGTTTCATCGATTTGAACACATGTGTAATTTGAATCATATGAAATTTGGCCAGGAATGACCATTGCACCTTCCTTGAAGAAGTGCTGACCAAATTTCTCTATTTGATTTTGAAGAATTGATTGTAGTGTAGTTAACTCTCTTGCTTGTATTGGAGTTGCTGGTTTAAATAAAACTCTTTGATAATTTTTATTTGGATCAAAATCATCAAAGTATGGAGATACATTTAAATTAGTATTCTGAGGCATTTTTCTTTAGAACTCCAATACGATTTTAATATCTTCTTTTTGACTTGCTGATCTTGGAATTGCCTTCCTATTATCAATATAAATTATATCACCAGACTTTTTATTATATTCTGCTGATGATATTCCAGCAACGAAATTGCTACCTAGTTGGTATGTCCTACTATTTATTACTGTACTAATACCTGTAAAGTTTCTATCTATTGCCAATGCTGGTCCAATGATGTTGGGGCATTCTATGGTGAAAGAACCCCCAGCAATCGGAGAAGAAGTAAATCCATTAATTTTATATCCTACACCAACTGTGGCAAGTCCAACTGGTTGGTAATATTTGAGAACACCAGTAATATTGTCCCAAGATGCAACAAAACCAATTGCAGTAACTCCTGTCCCAATTGTTTGTCTAATTACTGAATCAACAGGATATGTTGTCTGTGTGGTTACCCCAGAGAGTTTTAATGAGTTTAATGCACTAACTTGACCTAAAGTTAGTTTTTCGGTATCACTTCCAAAGATGGTTGGATTTTTTATAATACCAATTCTAGCAAAATCATTTCCTAAAATAATATCTGGATTTTGTTCATCTGTTAAATAACGAGAATATACAAGAACTCTATATGCTCCAAGTTCTCTGTAAACGTTATAACCATGACCACCTTTTGGTGGGATAATTACGTCAAATGATGCTACTCTACCATCGTTTGATAACTCTGATGGTATACCAGGTGCTCCTGGTTCAAATCTTATAATTCCCTTTGTATATCCAAAACCACCATCTGTTACAAAAACTTCTGAAACTTTTCCAAAAGAGTCTACAGTAATAGTTGCCTTACCTCCGACACCATCACCAAGAATCGGTATATTTGTAAATGATTTTGAAATTGGTTGATAGTTTATTCCCCTATCCGTGATGGTAATTACTTCTACCTTGCCATCAATTGCATTATTTTTTGTAGAAATAGTTTCACCAACTTCTCCCCAATTTTCTGGAACTGGAATAAACTCAATAGAATCAAATTTAACGATTTCTGATGGTTTGATTGTAAATAGATATTTCCAAATATATCCATCACCACTAGTTCCCGCTGGTCTTGCCTCTAAATCAATAAATGTTGGTTGGTCAAAGGAAGGTCTTCCACTTGGGTTTTCTGGATCTGTTCCATTTTGGAGGCAAATATAGACTCTAAAATCTTCATTAATTACATAAAAATTAGATTCATATAAACTGGGTTGATTTGTTACAGGAGTCTTTTTGTAAATGGAATAATCATGCCTATACATTTCATAAGTTGTCCCCGAAGTCCACTGGACTTTTCTTATCATCCGTCTAACATCTTCACTAGTAATTTTTTTCATTGCAATTATAGTCTCTTTCACTTGGTTTTCTTCATTAAAACCATCCAATGGAGACAAACCCTCACCCCAAATATCAGACCCACCTGCTTGTGGGTTCAAGCTATTTGGTTGACCAATAAAGGTATAGTAATTATTCGCAGTATTACCAACCGAAACTAAACTTTTTACAAAAGTTTCAGCATTCATCACCCTAAATTGTTCAGTTATAATAGCAGGCATTTTATACAACCGTTTTTTCTTTATTTAGTTCTATTTGAGTCCACGAGTTCGATATACCTCTGGAGCAGTGGATAAACCAACCAATCCATTATCAGTATTTACTGTGAAATTTTTAGGTTGGAATCTAGTTCTATTTTGATAATCATAGATTTTACCCCACGTATATCTTCCATAAATTCCATTTTCATTTGTATTTGTATCAACCTGAATCGGAATATTTCCAGGACCTGGTGCAAAATAGCATCTAACAGTAACTATTCCAGAAACAGCAGGTGATACATAACCAACTCTATATACACCATCTAGATATGAAGTAGCAGTTCCAACCTTAGATGCTGGATAATTATTCATACCCCCGATTGAAGTAGTTATTCCTGTTAATGCATGTCCTACTGCAGAATTACTTTCGTAGATTACAAAATAATCACCAACATCTAATTGACTATTAGAAATTCCAAAAGTATTGAGAGATGAGTATCCAATACCTAATGTAACGTTATCATATTGCTCACTCTTCAATACAAAATCAATATGTGTTGCCCCAACACCCACATATGTAATGACTCCAAAATCACCCTTTGCTTTAATTGAATAAATTTTCTCAGAGACAACATTATCACTTTCAATAATAACTGGTGGTGGAGTTGATTGTGAATATCCAAATCCTGGATTAACTATTGAAATGGAAGAAACACTATTATTAGTTACTATTGATGTAGCAGTTGCTCTATTGTATATTGGTTCTGCATACATTGTAGTTCCAGAAGTTCCAACTAGTAGATATCTTCCCTCTTCTGCAATTATTGGTTCGGATGTTCTTATTTCGGGGGGTGGAGGTGCTGGAATAAATGCTAAATCCTTAACAATATTGGATTGATTTGTTTCTCTTTGAGTCCAATACTGTAAATCTAAAGAGAATAATATTTTGTTCGATTGTGTCAATGCAACATAAACACCATATTCGTATTTTATATTCAAAAAGTCTTCAGATACATTTGGTATTATTCTTTGCCATCCAGAATTTCCAGTTGTTGATACAAATATAGTTCCATTTTGTCCTACAGCAACAAATTTGGAACCAGTCCAAATTACTTTTTCAAAATTTCTAGTTGTTGGTAACGATACTATTCTATCCCAAATGTTTCCATCAGTAGAATGAAGGATTATTCCACCATCTCCAACAACAACAAATCTTGCATCATTATTAGCAACCCCATTTAAGTTTGTAAATGCTGGTGGATTTTTCTTAAAGAATGCTGTTGTTCCAATCCCAACACCAGTAAACAAACCAACACCATCCCCAACTGCCACTAAAGTTCTTCTTAATGATGAATAACTAATATCATTGAATGTATTATAATAATTACTGAAGTTAATTATTGGGTCTGGCAATCCAAGAACAACTTGTTCTTCTAAGAGTTTTACTTCTGTCCAGGATGATAATGTAGTATTGATGCCAATGGCAGTAACAACCTTTGCGGATTCACCAACAGCATAATATCTACTGGTTTCTGCAACAGCAACGGAGTTGAATGATATGCTTTGTCCATACCCTATAGATGATTGATTCCACTCTATTCCATTAGTTGATATGGCAACTACTCCACTAGAACCAACAGAAATTAATGGTTTTCCAATTGCAACTTTATTTAATGTATATGAACTAGAAATTCCATTATTTGAACCTGTCCAATTGTAAATTGGGTCTTTTCTTGTGATAAATGCCGAAGAAATCGCAACAACTGGATTAGTTAATGTGTTATATCCTGTGCCACCATATGAAATAACTAAGTTGGAAATAGTTGATGCCGATGAGACTATAGCAGTAGATAATGCAGGTTGAATATCATTAGAGTCAACAATATTTACATCTCTGAGATTTTCACTTAGCAAGTCTACCTCACTAAAAAGAGGAAATGCATTATTCACATATATTGACTCATCTTCAGAAAAAACATTAGCAATTAATTTACTATTTGGTGATATTCTTGCCTTTAGGTCTGGTCTAGATTTTGAATACAGAACACCATTGATAATTCTATCGACTGTTTGCTTCATCCATCTTAAAGGTCTTTCTTTTGTTACATCAGTGTTTATTCCTATACTGTCGTATGTGAAAGTATCTAGTGAATCCGATGATACAATTTTCTTAACAATTCTTTCAAATTGAGGTCTATCTCCTGGGTCTAAAATATTTTCACCAATTTGAATGATATCACCTTCTTTTATTGTCTTTGGTGGATCAATTTGTTCAACATCTAAATCAGAACCTCTAAAGAACAATATTGTACACTTAGAGTTTTCTTTCGGTGCTTCAGTGAATGTAATTCTTGAACCATTAAATGTATAAGATTTTACAGGTTCTTGTAAAATGTCATTAATATAAACAAATAAATTATTTTCAATTCTAATATCTGTACTTGGATCTGATTTTAAACTTAATATCTCGGTTGTTCCCCCTTGAGAAACAGTTAGAGTAAACTTTTTCTTTGTTCCAGTAAAGAATCTAGAAATATCATCAAACTGAATAAACTGTCCAGGATAAAAACCACTAAATTTATCAGTAAGAGTCTCTTCTACTGTAATTCTAAATTCACTAAACCCAACTCCTACATTTGGATTAGTCATAATTCCAACAACCTTCAGCACATCCCCAACTTTGTAATAAAGTCCAGGTTCTTCCATATCAAAACCAATAATATTTCCTTGATTGCCAACAATTACAGAAGCTTTTGCCCCAGTTCCATTTCCAGAAGAACCAGAAATATATTCTAGAGGTAAATCACTATAATTCGATGGCAAATCAATAATTATTTTTGGTGGAGAAGAAGTTGTATAACCAGTCCCTGCATTTATTATGGAAATAGATGTTACTGTACCACCCACTCCTAACGTTGCTTGCAGAGAGGCACCATAACCTACATTTGATGAAATCTCTATTCTTGGTGGTGTTCTATATCCACTACCACCCCCTTTCAGAATAATATTTGATATTGTGCCTGCAGTGGAAACTATTGCTGATGCGCCCGCACCAATCAGTGGTTGATAACCATAACCAGTAGTTATTCCTGTTCTAACAATTTTTCCTGCTCCTGGTGTTCCAGTTAAAAATCTGATTCTATTTTTACCAGCATTATCAACAACAAAATCTGTATTTGATATTTGTGGAATATTATTGATTAGAACAATAGGATTATTATTTACATCAATCGAGCTAGTTAAGACTGTATTTGTATTTGTATAAATTCCAACTATATCTTCTCCATAATTTTGCAAGAAGAATTCTGTAGAAGATGCCCCAACAAATTTTGTTGAAATATCATCAAAAATAACATTTTTGTCATTTGGTGTGCCTGGATCAAATTTTCTAGTAAATGCTCTTCCAGAAAAAGTAGAGTTAACCTTAAGACCTTCATAACCAGATGGTCCATATGGTGGTGTGGTGAAATGAATTTCATCTTTAGATATATTAAAATCACCTCTAAGCACAGTAACTGCGGCACCAACAGTATGATAACCAACTCTTGAACCCAAGTACCCTCTGGTCACATTAAAGGCATTAGTAGAACCTATACCAATCGTATTGATTCTAAAATATTCTGAGTCAATTTGTATCGTATCTAATGTAGTAATAGATGAAATTCCAGAAAGATAAATTATATCTGTGTTAACACCAACGATGGAAACTAAGGATGGCGTTAAATCTCTCTTGTATAATGGACTTTGAATAATGTTATCAATGGATATTATTGCGCTTGCATTTGGGTTGTCAAAAGTAAATGATTGGAAACCAGTTCCATATGATACAATATCCAATTCATTTGATGTAGATAATCCAGATACTTTGTAATTGTCGTTGTCGATTTTAGTTACATATAATGTTGATGGTAATTTATCTGTTCCGAGTACCTTTGGAGTTAAATATAAATCATCTGACGGGGTTAGTCCCCCAACTAAAGAACCTAATATTTTAATTTTATCCGTAAGTGCGTATCCAACTCCACCATTTGATACAGAAATACTTGAAATATCACCAAAGGCATTCCTAGTTACATTAAAAGTTGCCCCAGTTCCAAATCCAATTATTGTAGAACCAGGAACATTTAAATATGAACTATTTGCTTGTCCAACTATTCTTGTATTTGCAACAGAAGAAACGGTAAATGATAAATCATTAGTTGGACTTGTTCCATTCATAAAAGTTCCAGAAATGGAAACTGTATCTCCTACCGAATAACCTCTCCCTCCTTCTCTTAATACTAAAGAAGTTGAAATTGGATTGCCAGTAGATGAATCATAAACAATAAAAACACTAAACTTAGAATCTGTTCCAATACCACTTGTTGAATAAGATGGAAATGGGTCAAAAAATCCATAAAATCTATTTTGATTCAATGAAAAATCTGGAGTTATAGATGCTGATGTTCCAACAATAGTGGTAGAAATTGCAACATTGTACCCATTTTCAAAAATAGAAGTTCCATTTCCACCTTCGACCTGCATAATGATTGAAGATTCAGTGGAAGCAACTGAAAGGTAAGGAGAAGTATCTGGGCCTTTTCTAACTATTAAGGAACTTTCCACATATGATGTTGTTGCTATTCCAACTTTAGTTCCCAAATCTTCTGTTGTTGGAAAATATCCAGAACCAGAGTTTATTATAGCAACTCTTTTAATTACTCCACCAACAATTACTGGATAAAATAAACCTTCAACAAGAGGCGGTTTAGTTCCAGATATTTCTATTTTTGGTGGGTCAGTTGAAGCATAACCAGCACCACCATCCAAAACATCTATGGATGAGACACCATATTCTGAATTAAAGTTAGGTCTTAAAATAGCACCTGAACCTGGAACTTCTCTTGTTGACATATTTTTTACTTATTATAAACACCACGGGGGAATAATTGTCCTTTTGCTGGTCTTCTTCCTGTGAGATAACCAGGGGTAGATATGTCCTCATCTCTCAATGGAAGATTGCCAATGGAAATCGTTCCATTTGTCTCTGGAATTACAAATGGGGGTGTTGCTGAATCAAATGAATATTCAATATTTGCATCTGTTCCAGAAACTTGAGATTCAAGTGAAATGAAAGTGAATTCTGGCATCAGACTACCCTCGCACAGAATAGAATACCACTAGTTTTGGTTCTTTGATTGTATGAACCAGTTATTACTGTATAAACTTCCGATGGACTCACTGTAATTGTGTCTCCTTGCTGAATATTTACTCCTGGTAAATTATATGAGAATTCAATTAAAGCAAAATCATCGGGGAGATAGTAAGGAATTGGAACTAATTGACCATTTAATGGTATTCCTTTAATTACTGCATTAAAATCTGCATTAGAAGATATCTGTCTGTTATAAGAACCGTATCCACCAAGTCCCCTTTCTGGTGATTGCGAAGCACTTCTATAATAAATTCTTTTACTTGTATTAGATACAGTGTAATTATAGATATCAGCATTGACAAATGCCGTAGAGTAGTAAATATCATCTACATATGCATTTGGATACTGTGCCCAGGAATCTAACTGAGAATATCCAAATTCTGCTGCTCTTCTGGAAGGAGATACACTACTTAGTTTATCCATATTTCCAGAAATATAACTTCTAAAAGTTATATTTGGTCTAAAATTTCCCGTTCCCGATGTCGCTGAAATTATCTGAGTATAACCACTTAGAAATACATCATTTAAGTCCCAAATATTGGATGTAAAATTGTGAAGAATGAAAGTGCCAAATGTATTATCTGAAATTCTTTGACTTGATAATGTCGATGCTCTATATGATAGCACCGCAAAATTTGGGTCTAATTGAGATCTAAAGACATTCAAATCTAATTTATATCCAGTGTTGGAACCAGTTGGAATCCTTTCGTAGGGACCACTTTGACTTCCGTATCTAGATACAGATACGTAATCATTTCCGTCTAAACTATTATAATTATTATTATCTGTTGGTCTATATGGTGCATCATGTCCTGCAGAACCAACCCATCTCAATGGTTTTGCCATTCCGCCAAAATAAAAATTATTAAAGTTTGATGGATATGGATGAAATCCACTACCAGCATTTAAAACCCAATCATATCTTCCAGAACCATCATCATAAAGCATGAAACCTCTATATGTTGTTCCATACCTTTTATTTGGATCTATAACTTGCTTTAAAACTCCAGCACTATTATGCCCACTTCCACTAAGTCTCTTATAATAAAAAGAACTTGTAGTTCCATAACCAACTGGATTTATATCTGCGGAATCTGCTGGAAGAACAATTACACGACCACCAAGATAATCGCTATATCCATCATCAATCCAATATGTTCCTGCTTGTCCTGGTGCTGGAGCAAAAGTTAAAGTTTGATTGTTTTGTACAAGATGCGATGAATTAAACGGTTTAACATGTTGAATATACTCATATCCTCCAGTGCTTGTTCTTGAAATTCCTACGTAATATCCATATGAATTTCTAATGGTTAAAACATCACCTTCTTTGATTGTAATGGTTGTATTTGCTCCACCAACATTTCCGTTTCTGTCTTGTCCATTTATAATCCAACTACTACCAGAAACAGAAGAAAATGTACAAGCATAGGAAATACTTCCCGTTACTGTTGCTGCAATTGATACTATTACATCAAAATCAGCAGCACCATTTGCAGATCCACCAATATCTGCTGCAGATACTCTTACTACCTCTCCTCCAGTATATCCGTATCCTGGTCTATTAACAAAAATCTCATTAATCACCCCAGAGTTTCTTAGAATATCCAGTGTAAGACCTGTGCCAATTCCAGATACTGATGTTGTGGGGACATCGGCATAATCATTATTAGTTGAACCTACGGTTCCACCAGCATTACTAGTAAATGTGCTAACTCCAATAACAATGCCACTATCAGATCCACCATGAAGACCTAACCATGTGAAAGCACTCTCCAATTGAGTGACTAAACTACTGGATGCCCATCCAGGATTTATAGAAATTGTTGTGGTTGTAATTGCCATTTAAACTTATGCCTCCAGTTGAAGAATGGTTAGATCTGCCGTAATGGATTGGGTAGTTCCCGATAAATTTTTAATTGATGCGTAAATTATAATATCTTCAGGATTATCCATATTACCACCCATAACAAATGGAGATATAATTTGTGTGGTAGAAATTCCAGTGGTGATAACCTCAGCAATCACTCCACTTCCAGGTGATGGGTCTGTGCCGACACTTCTATTGGCATCATTTTGTCTTGATGTACTATCAGTATATAGTCGTAACCAACCTGCGGTGGATAAACCAACTTTCATCAAAGCATATGATTTAAATCCAGCAATATTTGTGTTACCAATTCCATTATTTTCAATCGAAGTAGTTACACCAGTAACTACAACCCTCGTTTGTAATGAACCACCAGATGATGTAATTGTTGCAATACCAGAACTAAATGAAACGTCTAGACCAGGACCAAAATTAATAGTAGTTGCAGAACCAACATTAACCGCATCATCTTCAACTGCAACACCAGTGCCCGATGCAGTGACGTTCAATAGTGCAGAACCATCAATAGCAGGCAATGATCCTGTGAGTTGTCCTGCTGGAATGTTTGTGAGTCCTGAACCAGAACCAGAGAATGATGATGCGGTGATGATTCCAGAGAATACTGCAGATCCATTTGCGGAAAGTGTAGATTGTGTTGTTGGACTTCCAATTTTGATTCCACTTCTTGCTGTAAGAATACCGACAGAATCAACTTTATTAAAATCACCAAAAACTGCTATATTTCCAGTAAATATTCCATCAACAGCTTCAAACTGATCAACAACAATGTTTGGAGTTCCAGTTAATCCTTGAGCATTCGTTGCTACTCCAGCAGTTGCTGCATAAGTTGCAATACCAGATATATTTGCATAAGTTGCCAATCCACTTCCAGAAACAGTAGCAATACCAGAAGCAAAAGAAACACTCAGGTTAGGACCAAAGTTAATTGTTCCAGCAGTTCCGATTGGAGTTGCATCGTCTTCGATGATAACTCCACTACCACTACCAACAACACCAATTAATGCAGAACCATCGATTGCGGGAAGTGTTCCAGTTAATTGTGAAGCATTCAATGCACCATGGAAACTAGTAGCAGATACAACACCAGCAACTGTGAGTGCTTCTGTAACTACTGTGGTCTTAATGCCAACATTCCCAGAAGGATTGATGTAAAATTTAATATTTCCTTCACCATCAGAAAGAATCACATTGTTTGAAGATGTTCTTATATCTAAATTGCTATTATTTCCATCATAAGAACCTAATATTACATTGTAATTTCCTGTAGTTATTTCTTTTCCTGCTCGGTCACCTATAGCAACATTATATTGTCCACTAGTTGTATCATATAGTGTAAATTCACCAATACCAATATTATGACCCAATCCAGAACTCAAGGTAAATAATGATTGATCTCCTATTGAAATGTTTCTTGATGCACCAGAACCCATTGGTAAGTTTCCAATTCTGATGTTATCTGAACCACTAAATTGAATTCTTCCAGAACTTATTGTGGTTACACCAGAAATAGTAACTCCAGTATTAATTAGTATATTACCATTAAAATCTGCACTTCCAAAAAGAGATAATGAAGAAGTTGGGTTAGTTGTTCCCAATCCAACCTTTGCGAATGTATGAACACCAGCATTTGTGGTTACCCAAGATGAATCAGAATTAACATCGATAGTGACATTGCCAAATGATGTGGAGATACTTACATTAGCACCAGCAACCAGAGACGTTACAATTCCAGTCAGATTGCTCCCAGAACCACTAAAACTAGTTGCTGTTATGACACCACTTGCCCTTAAATTCTGTGTCGTTGTGATGCCAGAAACCCCAAGATCACCCGTTATATTAACACCATTTGAAAGAGTTTGTAATTTTCTACTTCCATTATAATAAAGAAGAGCACCCTCACCAGCAACTGCTGCAAAGACGTTATTATTTCCATCTCCAATTCTAATAGATGATGCTGTATCAATTCTTAAATCTACAGCATCATAGTAAATAGAAGCATCAATTTGTCCCCCAGAACCCATATTAAGTCTTCTTCCATTATTCATCTGAATTCCTCCAGATGAACCAGTAATACTCAATGTTCCGTTATGAAGATTTAATTCTGATATTGGGTTGGTTGTTCCAATTCCAACTCGGGAAGAAGTTACAATACCAGTGGAAACTGTCGTCCACTGGGAAGAAATTGCACTGGATGCAGTTGAATTTATAGTTACAGTTCCACCAGTTCTGGCAACAGATACATTTGATCCAGCAAGAATACTTGTAACAACTCCTGTTAGATTTACTCCAGAACCATTGTATGAAGTAGCAGTAACTACACCAACAGTTATATCTGGAATAGAAGAGAAGTTTCCAGCAAAAAGAGCAACTGTAGCAAGACCAGCAACAGTTGCATAATTTGATACTGTCGAAATTCCAGAAACAGCAGAATATGTTGTAAATCCAGCAGTTACTGCAAAAGTTGCAATTCCAGCAGTAGAGGCATAACCAGATAAAGTAGATATTCCAGCAGTTCTTGCAAATCCAATAGAATTGGTTATCGTAGTTCCATTTCCAATTGCATTATAAATCTCATTAAAATTACTATTAATTTTAATGGCACCCTGCAACAACGAATCCCCAGTACCATCATTGGGGGAAGAACCTGTATTTATCCCTAATTTCGCCATTATACACTAGATGTTTATTTTTATTTATCGGTTCAATTAAAAGACATATTTTGAGTTGTTGAATCAAAACTTATAATCGGACTATCAAAATAAGATGATATGCCTGGATAACTAAATCCAGAGTCAAAAATAGTATTAATACCAACATTAGCAGTTCCATCTGCTTTAATTACACTATAAAATATTTTTTGACCAGATTGAAAATTGTTATTTCTCAACTTAAATCTATTATTTGTTAAATCAATTACCGAAGGATCATTTCCTCCAAATTCTCTATAGAATAACGGTATTCCTCTATTTTTTAATTTAAATGTAGTTAATCCAACAATTTGTCCACCAGTAGTAGTGGTAAATCCAGTAAATTGACCACTAATATCATCAATCGGAACTACTTTATTGGTTTTACTTAAAATGTATGATTTTAAACTTATACCAGTCGGGAAAAACACCCTTTCTATTGAACCATCAGGAAGAAGTTCATCCTCTGTTGCCATGCTAAAGTTGTATCGATTATACATCGATTCAACGCTATCAACATTAATTAATACATTCAGTGAAGAATCTCCAATTCCAATTTTCATATTATTGGATGCCTTTCCGATAATATCCAAATCAGAGAATTCTTTAAATCCTGCGGGATGCACTAATGATCTTACGGACTCTTTCCAAGTATCATAAGGAATTTCTGATTTTATAGAATATGAGAACTTCTGATAATAATTATTATCAGAGATTCTTTGCTGGTAGTCATTCAAATATCCAATTTTGTCTGTAAAATCATTAATTTTGTCTCTAGTAACATCTAATGATGAAATTAGATTAAATTGATTAACATTTTCAACTGTTCCATATAAAAGAGATCTGGTTCCCAATAATTTGTTACCAATTTCTAATTCACCTTTAGAACCTATCAATCTTAATTGATTTATTGAGTTTTCCCACCCACTTTCCATAACAACAGCAGAGAAAACTTCAGAGCCAGTTGAATCATAACCAATTACATTTTCACCAGAAAAATATCCTAGATCATCTGCCAATCTCATTTCAAATTTAGCCATATTTTTTTCATTTATCACATAACCATAATTATTGTCTGTTGTATATTCTCCCAGATTATTGGATATACCGTTCATGCTGTAAGTTACAGTAAAGTTTACTGTGCTTATTCCAGTTATTGTGAAAAATTTATATCCATGGTTTGCGGAATTATAATTATTTTTCTCCAATGGATTGTTTATTCTACAATTTTCCACAAAAATATTATCACCAATACTGAATGGGAAAACTGTTTCCTGTTTTCCATATTCATTAGTAATTAAAGGATATATTTGATTATCACTATTAACAAGTTCTAATGTAACTTCATTGGTGGAGGGGTTGTAAACAATATCATCAATATCATATCCATTAGAATTTCTCGTAGGAACAACAGTTAATGGTGAAGTCAAATTGCTAACATTTTCTAAAATATCTACAGAAGTTACTGTTCCTCCTTGGACATTTGCTCTCAATCTAATAAAATCATTACCAATTACCTTTAATACAGGAGCAGTGTTGTATCCTCGACCACCAGTAATAATTCCAATATTATCAACCCTAGAAATATCCTTTATTTGACATACCGTAGGAACACTTAGTACTGGTTTTAATGTTGGGTCTGTCGGATAATCAAAACCATCTTTGACCCTTTCAATGTAATCGATTTTTCCAATAGAATTAGAAGATGCTTTTAATATCGCATCTTTTCCATTAATAGAATCCACTGATGCAATTCTTGGTACTTTCTTATATCCTTTTCCTCCAAAGTTTAATTTTACCTTTGATATTGGTCCCTCGGCATACTTAGAATCTGTATCATAAAAAATAGTAGTTATTCCAGAATTTGCATTGTATGAAAAATATTCAGGTCTTTGATTTAAAACAAATCTAAATGAAGTATTTCCAGTTGAAATTACGGAGTAATTCTCAGTGTAAATGCTTGGATTTAGTGATATCTTATTGTATCCAATTACTTCTTTGTCTATAGAAATTTGATATTTTTCAAGAACACTTGGGGAAAGGGGTATCAAATTATAGAATAAAGTATTTGTAATACTCTTGTCGGTTGTATCTATAGATAATTTTGCTCCCAATACTCCAGCATCAATCGAATTTCTAGTATACTTATATGATTCAACCTCAATTAAAATATTTCCATCTTTATACAATTTCAAATCCATTCCAGATAAAGATGGATCTGATAAATCAAATTCTATAATATTACCTTTAGTTGATGATAATGGGGGATTAACAAGTGCTATTGCTTGCGTGCCACTTCCTTGAGATGTAAATACAATATTCTGACCAGATTTTGCAGTGTTAAAATACGTTGATAATTTAATATAATCTGGTTTTTCCTTAATTACATAATAAGTTTCATTACTTTGCAATCCACCAATAGAAGCATTTCCATTATTGTAATATACTACCTTATCACCTGTGGAATAATCGTTTCCTGGTAGATAAATTTCGGAAGTTGCTGTGCTAATTGCTACAGAAGTATCAAAAGATTTAGTTTCTGTAGTAATTTTTCTGATACTTGTATCATATCTTAGTTTAAATGTATCTATTAATCTTGGAAGAAGGTTAAAACTAATTTTATCAGAATCCTTTAATCCGTGATTTTCTAGAGTTTCTACATTTAAATTATAATTTTCTACCTTTCCGATTATTCTCTCATACGTTGTAGTTAGAGAATGTGAAAGTCCAGTCACAGAAATGTCATCAAAGAAATATAAAGAATTTAATGATGTTCCAATTCCACTTGAGGTTGTATATCCTACTGTAGATAATCCAATATAATCTTGTCCCCTATTTACAATGTAAATATCTTGGTTATCTAATAGTACGAATGCATCTGCCTGACTGATTGTATTTGAAACAATCATTCCAGTTCCAGCAATTCCAACATTGTATTTTACTAATTGACCAGTTTGGAAATTGTGGTTCTTTATGTAAATAGACCTATCTGGAACATTTAAGTTTGTTTGATCTGAAAGAGTGTAATTTGTTCCAGTAGACCCAAATCCAACATATGTTTTTGGACTAAAGTATACAATATCATTTTTCTTTATTGGAAATCTCTGCTCTGGAACAGAGAATGTAAATTTTCTGGGGAGAAGTTTAACAGAATCAATACCTACAGTATGAACTCCAGTATTTTGCAATCTATTAACATTAAATTGCGATTTTTCTGGTATTATGTTAGTTATTTTTAGAAGTTCAGAACCAATTGAAATAAAATCATCAACATCAAATCCAGAAACATCATTTACCAACACAACTGCAGATTCACCAGTAACTGCTAATATGTCAATGTTTGTTGATAGTCCTACTATTTTTTGTGATACAAAAACATCATGCACTCCTTCCAAATATGAATAATTTGAATTTGAAATTGCAGATACTGTTACTTTTTCACCAGTCAATAATTCATGTGGTTCTTGAGTGATTCCAACTACATTATTTCCATAAGTATAAAAACTTACATCTAAAGATGTTTTTATACCAACTGATATACTCTTTATTGTTTTTCCTTTAATCTTTGATACTGCAGCAGATGCTCCTGAACCATTTGTTCCAGAATTATCAAATAAAATATTGTCACCAACTTTATAACCAGTTCCTGGTGAATATATTTGTACGTTATCAATTGATGAGGAAAGAGTTTTTGTTACTGTAAATTCTTGTTTATATTTTTTATCTGTATTGCTGATTAAATCATAATTAGAATTTCCAGAATTTATGTAGTATGGACCTATATTTCTAATTAAATTTAATTTTTCAATATCTATATTTTGATTGAATTTTGAAGAATAGTTTTCTGGAATAACATAATCTCTAAAATAATTTCCAATCATGTATGGAAATTCTGGTATAGAAATAGCACTATTATCAATTGTTGCAAAATATGCATAAATTCCATCAGGAAAATCTGGTGTTTTACAGAATCTTCCATTATGCTCATCCAAATCTCCTATAGCTCTATCATAGTAAAAATCTTGAGTAAAAAATCCATCTGGGAAATTTGGTCTAATGTCTTTATTTGGTTCTACTCGTTTAGTATAACTAGATCTTATTTTTCTTATTTCTGAACCAACTTGTCCGTATGGTCCATAAATTGGATTACCATCATAAGCCCAACCAATAATTGGAGAGTGAACGTTATTTGGAGTTTCTCTGTTTGAACTATCAACGTGGTCTTTAATTGACCTTCTTAATAATCTTGGTGGATAGAAATTTACTACTTGCAATTCAAAATCTTTATTTTTGCTTGGAACAATAAATGCTTGGTCTTGAACCTCTAATAGTTTTTTATTTTTTTCTACTTGGTTTATTTTCCACTCAAATACATCACCGATAAATTTAGCATCAATACCTCTTCGTCTAATGGTAATCGATGTGTTATCTTTTTCATATCCAATTCCACCATTTGCAATATTGACAGCAACTATTCTCCCATTTTCAATAACTGGTCTTATATCTGCAAAACTTCCAGTTCCATTGACAACAATATCTATTCCTTTATCATATCCAGATCCATAACTTAAAAATTGAACATCTACTATTGTTCCATTTAAAACAATTGGCTTCAATAATGCCTCTGAAATTATTGGTTTTATTTTGATATCAGGTCTTCTGTGGAAGTTAATAATATCAGAAACCCCATATCCAACTCCAGCATTTTCCAAGAATACACTTTCTATTGAACCCAAAACTATAGGTTCAAACTCAGGCTCAATAATACTTGTTGCCCCAATTCCTGATAATGTTTCAACAACTAGTCTTATTGGTGGGTACGAAAATGTATGTACACCTGTCCCCAAAGAATTAAATTTTACATACTTTTTATTTTCATAATTTACATCATAAAATTCAGTTCCCAATCCAATTAAAGAAAGTTTGAATTTATCATCACTCAATACTGTCACCACATATTCTGATGTCGTTGACAACCCAGATATAGGAGTCCCTGTTGTTGAATATCTTAAAATATCTTTATTTTTAAATCTATGATTTTTTGCAAAAACATAATGGTCGAATGTATTTACACCATTAGTTTTATCATCAAATGCTAAAATTGATGGGATTTTAATAATCCTATTTGAATAATTAGAACCAGAATTTTTTACACGAACTTCAGTAATAGTATTTTTTGACTTTACTGATATAAAGGAGTGGAATCCAGAGCTAATTCCAACCAAATTAACTTCATTTACTTTTCTGTGAGCGTCTTCTAACCTTTCATATAACTTAATTTGTGTTGGATTAATTACACCCGCATAATAGTTTGCATTTGTTTTTAGTGGGAAAATTTCAGAATTAAAATTAGAATTGTATGAAATCTCTTCACCATCATCAAAATTGTGCTTTTGAGAAAATGTAATAGTATTTGTTGTTGGGTTCACACCAGAACCATCACCCTTAAATCCAGAATTTATTTTTGATTTTACTAAATTTGGTTCTACTACTGCACCTGTTCCATTTCCTCCAACTATGGTAATTTTTGGTTTAATTTGATATCCAACTCCTGGGGTAATAATTTTTACCGCAGACAATCCACCAACTATATTGACATATCCCTTTGCGTTTCTTCCAGAAACATCAGATATCTCTAATTCTGGTGGATTTATAATATCGTAACCCCTTCCAGGGTTAGTTACAGTCACCGAATCCAATCTTCCATAATAAATGTTCTCATCAAATAATGTTGGTGAGTAAAGTTCGGTGCCATTTATTAAAATACCAATTTGTCTGTTATTTGTTGTTCTATCTGCAACCTGTTTTAGTGTACTATCACCCTTAATATAATTAAATTTCTTAAATATTTTTTGATTCTTTACTACCTTGTTCTCATAATCTAACTTAACAAAAGAGTCGGAAGATATATTTCGTTCAAACTCAACATAGACACCAGAATATAAATCACTTTTACTTAGTGATAATCTGATTCTTTTACTATCTTTATTATCTCCTATAGTTGTGACATGATATATTCCAGTTTTAATTCCAGAATTTGAACTTGGAAAATAATAAATTTTTTCTCCAGTGTAAAAATTATGTACAATATCTGTTTCAAGTATATTTGTTTTTCCTAATCCAGGATTTGTAGATGTTTTTATTACTTGATTCTTTGCATATACTGGATAATTTGGTATTCCAGAAGATGCAACATAAAATGATTCATAAGAATCATCTATGTATGTATTTTGAATAGATACTGGAATAGTATTTACTGATGGGGTGTGATTTGTATCACTAGTTCCAAGAATTATTATTTCCTTTAATAAGGTTTTTTTAGTAGCATCTAAATTGCTTGATACCTCAACAGTGTTTTGGTTTATTATATTTACAATTTCTCCATCAATTTCAATGTCATTTGAAACATCTGGATTTGTTAATTTTATTTTTTGTCCAATATAGAATCTTATGTCATCATAAAATTCTACTGTGTATATTTTTCCACTCGTATCACCAGATTTTATGATATTTTTAATTTTATGATTAGTACTTACATTGTATAACCAACTGTAAAATTCTGGTTTATCACTCAATTCTGCCCCAAATGAAGACAAAGATATTTTGTCATTAACTAAAAGATTAGAAGTATTATCATATTTAACTTCACCTATAACATTAATTAATCTAAATTCTATTTTTTCGTTATTTCTATCAAAAGTATAGACAAAATTTGACTCAAAGACTTCATCACCATATTCTAATCCAACAATTAACCCAGACACTCCCAAGAATTGAGTGTTTGTTTTGTCAGTATATGAAAGAGTTAGTGTGCCATTTGCAGTATTGACACCTTTTACTAAAATTGTACCACTTTCTGGAAATCCTATAGTAGAATCAACATAAAGCACATCAGAAAATGCATCAACTTTTTTTGTTATATTTGTTTTTTTAGTGCTAACAAAATTAGATATAAACGAAGTGCTATCTAAGTAAATTTCATATAAATTTTTGTTATCTACTGGTCTAAATTCTATAGAATAAATTGATGCACTGGCCGAACCAATCTCACCATTATCCTGGAATAATGATGCTCTATCTGGACCACTTATAAGTAGAGGGTCTGATCCATTAATTTTTTCAACAAGGATATTTTTTGTGACAAAAAAGTTATCATCCGATGGTCTCAAAATATAATCTTGAGGCTTAATTACAGAAATATCAGCATTAAAAAGAATTTTAAAGAGTATTTTATACGAAGTATCTGTACCTTTAGTTGTATAAAAATCTATAGCTCTCGATAAAATATTTTTTATTTTAACTTCAGGTATAAAATTTCTATTTTCAAATCCTGGTAAAAACTGGGATTTAAATTTTGTGAATATTTCTTGATAAAATACTAAATTTAAGTTATTTACTACGCTCCCAGAAGAATGTGTAGCAGAAGTTGTCGTAGAAAAATTTAACAGACTTGATGAGTTAAACTTATTTAATTCATCAATACCAGAAAATCCACGAGAGCAACCAGTGAAAGAATTGGATGTTTTTCCTGTATATGTAATTATCTCATCATCTATTTTTAATAGTCCATATGTATCTGGAAACCCTATTGTGTGATTTACTAATATTGTGTCATCAAACGTCAATAGAGTTTCTGTTAGTTGGCATGGAACAAGTAAAGTAAAGAATAATTCATTATTGTATGTTCTTGAATCTTTATATTTGTCAAGATTTGCAGCAATATCTGCAATACCAGTTGGATGCTCCTGAGAGATGTAATATTGATTTAAAAATTCCCTGAATAAAGGGGAATCTTCATTTAAAAAAGAAGGAATTTGAGATTCAATGATATGCTGAATCTTTACTCTACTGTTAATATCTGCCATTTTATCTAGTATATGCTCCGTTTGAATAACTTGAAGTTACAATATATTCGGTTGCAGAAGTATTTTCTCCAGAACTAATTCTATCTTCAACCATATTGACAACAAGATTATCAATACTTAATTCTAAATATATATCCTGCAATGCAATCACATCATTTGACTCTGGAATTGCCTGAATTTCAACACCATTTGGACTTACCGAACTTATAATATTTACGGTGTCAAGATAAACTTCACCTTTTTTATAATAAACTACCCCTGCATTATTTTTAACGATGAATGGAACATTATCTTTTAAAGTAAAATAAAAAATTGTCCCAGTGGTATCATCAATAGGTACATCACTTAAATAAACAGTTCCATTAACATTTTCTATCGAAAATCCAGAAGATTTGATGTTGTAACCTCTATTGTCTAATGTATTGTTCTTTTTAATGTGAAATGCGTTACCAAAACAAATTTCATATGTGGCATTTTGATTAAATGCTGGCTGTAAATCTCTTCTTATTTTTACTTTTGTGATATTTGAAGTGATAGAGTTGCTTATATCATCAATTAGTCCATTTACTTTACTATACTTAAATCTTCCTCCAAAATTATTTAAATCATAGGAAGTTCCATATGCAGTAAGAGTCTCAATAACTTTATTTCTAAGTATTGATGAATCTAATACTGAACTTTTATCATAATAAACACTAGTATTTAATTCTACATATAAGTACTTCAAATCAACTAATTCTGGTTTTATACCTGCAATAGAATATTGTTTTAATTGCTTCTTGATTTCTTCCTTTGATATTCTTGACAAAAACTTTCCTTGTCTTGGTTTTACAGATATAAAAACTTTTCCGTATTGTGGTGGATCTAATTCATCTCCACCATATGCAGTAACAGACTCTACATTCGGGAATATGAACGGTATTAATCCTTTGTAGTCATTTGCTGTAACTGCTCTATATTGAGAAGAATAAACTCTTGGAGCAAGGTATTTGATAGAGTCAATTTTTTCAATATCATCGCCATTTTCGGACGGTAGTGTTGTGGTTAAAGGAGAAATTCCTGTAGTAATTCTATTTTGATTGTTATCTTCTAAAATTCCAGAGAAATTAAAGTTTGCACATCCATTTCCTGCTTTTCCATTTGTAATAATGTAACTTACAAAAACAGAACTTCCTGACGCTGGTTTTCTTCCAAATACATTATCTCCAAATAATAACTCATATTTCTCATCTTCTACTTCTTGTACTAAAAATATTTTAGAATTTGAATCGACATTTAAAATATTTGTATATTGCTCATACTCTTCATTTGCCAAATCCGTGACGAATACACGAATACTTGTAGTGTCAACAGATGGATTGGGGATTACAAATTTTTGATCTGGTTGAGAATTATCTACAACAAAACTTTTAGTTAAAAACGTTCCTTCCCACAATTCAATGTCATTAAAATATGCAAATCCAGCAGCATCAACAGTTACGGTGATATCTTCTGGTATAGAGAATACATAGTTTCCCGTCTGAATTGAACCCAAAGCAATTACTCCTGCTTTAAGAGTAACTGATTTTACATCTAAAAATCCAGAAGTATTTACTGCAAAACTCACTCTTGCCTTTGATGCTCTTCTTGATCTTGGAACATATCCAATATTACGTGCTAATGCAACTACATTTTCTCTTAATGTCGCACTATCAAGAAATGATTCATTCACCGTCATGTTTGTGTTAAATGACGTGATATATGAATTATATGCTAAGATATCAATTAATACAGAAAAATTAGAACCTTCGAAATCAAAATCTGTAAAATTGCTATTTGCTCTTAGATAGTCTTTAATTTGTGTTCTTAGATCCTGAAAATCTAAGTTTGTAAATTGGTTGAATGACATTATATTCTAAGTTGGTAGTAAAAGAAACTCTATATTTTGTGGTGGAAATCCTAGACCAACAATATCATATTCAATTTCAACATTTATTTGATTCTCATCTGGTATAGATGTCGCTCTAATATCTTTCAAGACAATTCTTGGTTCATAATTTTTTAATACACTCATAACTTCTTGCTTCATAAGGATATGAAGTTCTTCACTTGCAAGTTCAAAGAGATTTCTTGTTATTGAAGTCCCAATAAGTGGATTAAAATACCTTTCACCAAGAATTGTTCTAACTAAATTTGTAACAGATTTCTTTATTGCATCTTCATTCTTAATGACTAAAATATCATTAGTTACTGGATGTTTTGCAAAAGATAAACTAATATCCTTAAATGCTCTTGAAATCCTTGTGGACATTAAGATTGAAAGTGTATTTAATATATCTATAATACTTTTAGACTAATTTTTTGCCATAACACGGCTCGGTTCCATATTCCCAATCATCATAATCATCATCATTACGAATACTCTCATGCAATTCTGTTTGTTTTTTTAAATCATGCTTTGATGGAGAATCATCAATCGATTCTTGAATTGTTTCTTTAGTAGTTAATGATTGGTAATCTGTAACTAATTTTGTGGTTCCCCACATTTGACGCATATAATTTTTATCTCTATCAACTGGTAAGTTAGACATTGTTAGCTCCTGTTTCGTTAAAAACAGAACTTTTTTTTGTAGGAGGTTGCTATCTCCTCTAACTTTATTTAACGCAGTACATGACGAAGGGTATACTTATCCGAATCTAGATATTTTAGCATCTCCAATGCTATTAATTTTGGATTTCCTGGTCCGCAAGTATACACATCAATAGCAATACACCCTTCTTCTGGCCAAGTATGACATGAAACGTGACTTTCTGACAATGCCATTACAATTGTGACTCCTTGAGGAACAAAACAATGCTGATAAATGTTCAAAATTGTCATTCCAGCACGTTTTACTCCATTTTCCATTGCTTCTTGAATGGAAATACCATCGTTAAGTAGGTCAAACTTAACGTCATAGACCTCCAACAGGAGGTGATTCCCCATTGAAAACTTCTCCAACTCGCATAAACCTCCTATTTTCCCCGAAAAACTATTTATTTGACGTAAATTCCTCGTCTTCCGTATGTATCATACTCAGAATCCTTGATAAAACTAGGATTTTCACGAAAATTATCATCCCAAACTGGAATTGCAACATCATTGTCGTACCTAAAATCTGGATTTTGTCTTACATGTACCTCAATTAAATTTCCATCAATGAATTCACAGTTAATCCAGTCATAATTGCCTGATAAATTGGACAAAATCGGAGGAAATCCGACTTTCCTATCAATTTTTTCCCATTTTTGCCACTTGTAAAGAGGGTCATTCTCATCTTTTGTGCCCTTTACTACTAATTTTGCTTCACCGTAGTAGAAATCAACACTTAAATGCTCCCCTCTAAAGACTTCACACCAAAAATTTGATGGATGAAAGTGTTCTGTAGTGTCTTCTATCCATAAAATTTCGGCAAAACGACCCATTCCAAGAAAATTAATGGATGGTCGAACAATATAAAAGTCGGGTTTAGGGACTGTGGACCCAATTGGACCACATTTATACCCTAAAATCCGACTTAATTGTAATTTATTGTATATCCACAGATCGTCATGATGAATTGCACTCCACTCATCATTAACGTCTAAGTGATACATTACCCTTTTCCTTGTCCACGATACTTCTTACGTGCCTTATTACGGCTAGTAGCACTGTATTTAGTATTGCGACCACAACCTTGAAGAGTCAGTTTAGGTTGTGCTTCAGTCTTTTGTCCACCTTTTGCACTTTTTTTCACTGCCATTGTAATAATCTCCTAGTTGGTTTTCGTTTACGGTTTTTTTAACGGGTTTTTTGCCATTTAAAATGCCCTTAGAAGACCTTGAAATCTCCGTAAGGGCATCATACCAAGAATCTCGTAGAACGTCAAGAAGACGGTTTCTAAGGGGAATCAGATGATTCTTGTCTTCTCGTGTCCAACACGAATCTTAGGATCACACCAAATCTCAAATCCTGCTTCTTTTGCATCAAGACAGAATGAGACATCCTCTCCACACATATCTTGAACCTCTCCAGATTCAAACTGTTGCATCTTAGGAGCAAACCAAGGATACTCCAAGGATTCAAAGACACCCTTCTTAATCAATACCCAACCAAATCCAGTGTAATCAACTGTAAACGGTTTGCGACGGTTCTGCATCGTCTCTCCAGTTTCATGATTCATCACTCCACCATTAGTGCGGAAATCTTCTTCCTCTAACCAGTGTGCAACGGATGTGGTGTGACCATCCTCAGTCATATACCAACCAGCAGCAATATCTTTATCCATTGCTACAAGACGATAGAATTTCTCAGTATCAAACACAATATCGTTATCAATCCAGAGTTGATAATCATATTCAAGTTTGCCATCCCAAGGTTTCTGCTTGGGACCTCTGAGAACATTTGCTCCAAGTACTTTGCATCGTGCAAAGTTTACCATTGAACTATAGTCCTGTGAAATCTGAATACTTGCCCCTGCTTGAACCAAATCAAAACACAATTGAACGAATGCCTTCAAAAAGATATAAGAGCATCCTCTTCCAGGTAAGCAAAAAACAATGGATTTACCTCTCACCATTTCTTTTGCTTCTTCTAAATTAAACTCATCAACAACTTTTTTAGTTGTCTGTGCATTTGCTTTAATCGTAAATCCTTTAGCCATAAAAAATAAATTTCGACGTTAACATTATACCACTACAAATCAATCATTGCAATGGGTTCTCATTTTTATTTAGAACTACTCTGATATCCTCATTATTTCCACCAGAAGTCCATACAAGTCCTCTCACTTGATTTAAAGTCCCCTCTAAATCTTCTGGAGTTATCTTTTCTACAATTGTAATTCCATTAACTTCAATATTATACGTATTCATCAGATTCTTCCACTTTGAAGAGCAACTCTTCTAGTTCTTCCCTGAGAATTTCATTTGAATTTGCTGTCTTGTCCGT